AGTTGTCGTAGGTTGCGGTTGCGGAGAAGTGAACGCATATTATACCGTATTTGCCGAAAGAAAATATTATGAACCACTAAAAGTAGAATATAATCCTATTAAATAATGGCCAAGAACGTTCAAATAATCCCAATATCGGGAAGTTTAAAATTCCAAGATACAGGTAGTGGTCAAGAAATTAATCTTGACTTTAGCTCTGGCGCCCTTACTTTTAAAAGTGGTTCAAGCGATCTCCTTAATGTAACTACAAGCGGTTTAACTGTCCCAAGCTCCGCCCATTTTAATATCCCAGTATACTCAACTATACCTCCTTCAATTCAGCAAGGAGATGTATGGTTTAATGCTGTAACTAATACTCTTCAAGTTCAAGGTACTTCAGGTGCTTTAACAGGAGGTGGTCCTCAAGGTCCTCAAGGTGCACAAGGTCCTGTGGGTCCATTAGGTCCACAGGGTAACCAAGGTCCAATTGGTCCAATAGGCCCACAAGGTCCTATCGGACCTCAAGGTCCACAAGGTGTTCAAGGTCCTATTGGGCCTGTAGGTCCAACTGGTCCAATCGGACCAATCGGACCAATCGGACCACAAGGTCCTCAAGGTACACAAGGTCCAATCGGTCCTATTGGTCCTGTAGGTCCAACTGGTCCAATCGGTCCGATCGGACCAATCGGACCACAAGGTCCTCAAGGTACACAAGGTCCAATCGGTCCTATTGGTCCTGTAGGTCCAACTGGTCCAATCGGTCCTATCGGTCCTCAAGGACCAATTGGCCCTCAAGGTGCTCAAGGTCCTATTGGTCCAATCGGTCCTGTTGGTCCTACTGGTCCTATCGGTCCAATCGGTCCACAAGGCCCTATTGGACCTCAAGGTGCTCAAGGTCCTATAGGTCCAATCGGTCCTGTAGGTCCTACTGGTCCAATTGGTCCTATTGGTCCAATTGGTCCTCAAGGTCCTCAAGGTCCTAAAGGTAATATTGGTCCAATCGGTCCTGTAGGTCCTACTGGCCCTATTGGTCCTATTGGTCCAATCGGTCCTCAAGGTCCACAAGGTCCTAAAGGTAATATCGGTCCTATTGGACCTGTAGGTCCAACTGGTCCTATTGGTCCAATCGGTCCTATCGGACCACAAGGTCCACAAGGTACACAAGGTCCAATCGGTCCTATTGGTCCCGTTGGTCCTACTGGCCCTATTGGTCCTATTGGTCCAATCGGTCCTCAAGGTCCACAAGGTCCTAAAGGTAATATAGGTCCTATTGGACCTGTAGGTCCAACCGGTCCTATTGGTCCAATCGGTCCTATCGGACCACAAGGTCCTCAAGGACCTAAAGGTAATATTGGCCCTATTGGTCCTGTTGGCCCAACAGGTCCAATTGGTCCTATTGGTCCTATCGGACCACAAGGTCCTCAAGGTACACAAGGTCCTATTGGCCCCATTGGTCCTGTAGGTCCTACTGGTCCTATCGGTCCTATTGGCCCTATTGGACCCCAAGGTCCTATTGGTCCACAAGGTGCACAAGGTCCTATTGGCCCAATTGGTCCTGTAGGTCCTACTGGTCCTATCGGTCCTATTGGTCCAATTGGTCCTCAAGGCCCTATCGGACCACAAGGTGCTCAAGGTCCTATCGGTCCTATTGGTCCTGTAGGTCCAACTGGTCCTATCGGTCCTATCGGACCACAAGGTCCTATTGGCCCACAAGGTGCTCAAGGTCCTATTGGTCCAATTGGTCCTGTAGGTCCAACTGGTCCTATTGGTCCTATTGGCCCACAAGGTCCTATTGGACCTCAAGGTGCTCAAGGTCCTATTGGTCCAATTGGTCCTGTAGGTCCTACTGGTCCTATCGGTCCTATTGGTCCAATTGGTCCTCAAGGTCCTATTGGTCCACAAGGTGCACAAGGTCCTATCGGACCTGTAGGTCCAACTGGTCCTATTGGTCCAATTGGTCCTCAAGGTCCTATTGGACCTCAAGGTGCTCAAGGTCCAATAGGTCCAATCGGTCCTGTTGGTCCTACTGGTCCAATTGGTCCTATTGGTCCTATTGGACCCCAAGGTCCTATTGGTCCACAAGGTGCTCAAGGTCCTATTGGTCCTATAGGTCCTACCGGTCCAATTGGTCCAATCGGTCCACAAGGTCCTATTGGCCCACAAGGTGCTCAAGGCCCTATCGGCCCTATTGGTCCTGTTGGTCCTACCGGTCCTATCGGTCCTAGAGGTCCAATTGGTCCTGCCGGTCCTCAAGGTCCTATCGGTCCTATCGGTCCTATTGGTCCTGTAGGTCCTACCGGTCCTATCGGTCCTAGAGGCCCAATTGGCCCTGCTGGTCCACAAGGTCCTAGAGGTCCTATTGGTCCTGTTGGTCCTACTGGTCCTATTGGTCCAATTGGTCCTATCGGACCACAAGGTGCTCAAGGCCCTATTGGTCCAATTGGTCCAATCGGTCCTGTAGGTCCTACTGGTCCTATTGGTCCTATTGGTCCTGCGGGTCCTCAAGGTCCAATTGGTCCTAGAGGTCCTATCGGTCCCGTTGGTCCTACCGGCCCAATCGGTCCTAGAGGTCCTATCGGTCCTGCGGGTCCACAAGGTCCAATCGGTCCTATTGGTCCTGTTGGTCCTACCGGCCCAATCGGTCCTATTGGTCCAATTGGCCCTGCCGGTCCTCAAGGTCCTATCGGTCCAATCGGCCCAATCGGTCCTGTTGGTCCTACTGGTCCTATCGGTCCTATTGGTCCTGCTGGTCCACAAGGTCCTAGAGGTCCTATTGGTCCAATCGGTCCTGTTGGTCCTACTGGTCCTATTGGACCACGTGGTCCCATTGGTCCTGCCGGTCCACAAGGTCCTAGAGGTCCTATTGGTCCTGTTGGTCCTACTGGTCCTATTGGTCCAAGAGGTCCTATTGGTCCTGCCGGTCCACAAGGTCCAATCGGTCCAATCGGTCCTGTTGGTCCTACTGGTCCTATTGGTCCAAGAGGTCCTATCGGTCCTGCCGGTCCACAAGGTCCTAGAGGTCCTATTGGTCCTGTAGGTCCTACTGGTCCTAGAGGTCCTATCGGTCCTGCTGGTCCTCAAGGTCCTATTGGTCCTAGAGGTCCTATTGGCCCTGTTGGTCCTACTGGTCCTAGAGGTCCAATCGGTCCTGCTGGTCCTCAAGGTCCTAGAGGTCCTATTGGTCCTGTTGGTCCTACTGGTCCTATTGGTCCTAGAGGTCCTATCGGTCCTGCGGGTCCACAAGGTCCAATCGGTCCTATTGGTCCTGTTGGTCCTACCGGCCCAATCGGTCCTAGAGGTCCTATCGGTCCTGCTGGTCCTCAAGGTCCAATCGGTCCAATCGGTCCTGTTGGTCCTACTGGTCCTATTGGTCCAAGAGGTCCTATCGGTCCTGCTGGTCCTCAAGGTCCTATTGGTCCAATTGGTCCAATCGGTCCTGTTGGTCCTACTGGCCCTATCGGTCCTAGAGGTCCTATCGGTCCTGCTGGCCCACAAGGTCCTATTGGTCCTGCTGGTCCACAGGGTCCTAGAGGTCCTATTGGTCCTAGAGGTCCTATTGGTCCTATTGGTCCTGCAGGTCCTGTAAGTGGATTAACAACAACCGTGTTTATTAGTGCCTACAATGGTAACTTCAACATGCAATTTAATAATGGTTTATTAACCTCATTATAATTTCCATAACCACCCAGTATGGCTAAACAAATTAAAATAACTCCAATATCTGGAAGTGTAGAATTTATAGATGATTCTACTGGAGAAGCTATTAACCTTGAGTTAGATGGTAGTGGAAAGTTACAAGTATATAGTGGGAGTACGGGTATATTTGAAATTGACCCCAATACTAATCGCGTTTCAATAGATAACGACGCTCAATTTACACTCCCACAATTAGGAATTTACCCAGCCTCAAATCCACAAGGTGCTGTATGGTTTGATACCGCAGGTGATACTATGGTGGCTGGTACAGGTACGGGTAATGAAAGTTTACTAGGCCCTTCAGGTCCTACTGGAATTCAGGGTCCAACAGCTCAAGGTCCTACTGGTATTCAGGGCCCGCGAGGTCCATTAGGAATACAAGGTCCAAAAGGAACACAAGGTCCTACTGGTAATCGTGGTCCTATAGGTCCTGGTCCTCAAGGTCCTAGAGGTCCTAGAGGTCCTTTAGGTATTCAAGGCCCACAAGGTATTAGCGGACCTAGAGGTCCAATTGGTCCTGGCCCACAAGGTCCTATTGGCCCTAGAGGTCCTTTAGGTACTCAAGGTCCACAAGGTCCTACAGGCCCTAGAGGCCCTATAGGTCCCGGTCCACAAGGTCCAAGAGGTCCTTTAGGTATTCAAGGTCCTAAAGGCATAACAGGCCCTATAGGCAATAGAGGCCCAATTGGTCCGGGTCCACAGGGTCCTATTGGTCCACAAGGCATTCAAGGTCCAAAAGGTATAACCGGCCCTATTGGTAACAGAGGTCCAATCGGACCTGGCCCCCAAGGTCCAAGAGGTCCAATCGGTCTTCAAGGTCCTCAAGGTCCTCAAGGTCCAATTGGCGATAGAGGTCCAATCGGACCTGGCCCCCAAGGTCCAAGAGGTCCAATCGGTCTTCAAGGTCCTCAAGGTCCTCAAGGTCCAATTGGCGATAGAGGCCCAATTGGTCCTGGTCCACAAGGTCCTATTGGCCCTAGAGGTCCTTTAGGTACTCAAGGTCCACAAGGTCCTATCGGAAACAGAGGCCCAATTGGTCCCGGCCCACAAGGACCACGTGGTCCAATTGGCCCTCAAGGTATTCAAGGACCACAGGGTCCAATTGGTGATAGGGGTCCTATTGGTCCTGGACCACAAGGTCCACGTGGTCCAATTGGCCCTCAAGGTATTCAAGGCCCACAGGGACCTATTGGCGATAGAGGCCCAATTGGTCCTGGCCCACAAGGTCCTAGAGGCCCAATTGGTCCACAAGGTATTCAAGGTCCGCAAGGTCCTATTGGCAATAGAGGCCCAATTGGCCCAGGCCCACAAGGTCCTAGAGGCCCTATTGGACCACAAGGTATTCAAGGTCCAAAGGGTATAACAGGCCCTATCGGAAACAGAGGTCCTATTGGTCCTGGTCCTCAAGGACCACGCGGTCCAATCGGTCCACAAGGTATTCAAGGTCCTAAGGGTATAACAGGCCCTATCGGAAACAGAGGTCCTATAGGTCCGGGCCCACAAGGTCCAAGAGGTCCTTTAGGTATTCAAGGTCCTAAAGGTATAACAGGTCCTATCGGAAACAGAGGTCCTATTGGTCCTGGTCCACAGGGTCCAAGAGGTCCATTAGGTATACAAGGTCCAAAGGGCATTACAGGCCCTATTGGAAACAGAGGTCCTATTGGTCCTGGACCACAAGGTCCTAGAGGTCCTAGAGGTCCTTTAGGTATTCAAGGTCCAAAAGGTATTACTGGTCCTAGAGGCCCAATCGGCCCCGGTCCGCAAGGTCCAAGAGGTCCTTTAGGTATTCAAGGTCCTAAAGGTATAACAGGCCCTATCGGAAACAGAGGCCCTATTGGTCCTGGACCACAAGGTCCTAGAGGTCCTAGAGGTCCTTTAGGTATTCAAGGTCCTAAAGGTATAACAGGCCCTAGAGGTCCTATTGGACCCGGTCCACAGGGACCACGTGGTCCACAAGGTATTCAAGGTCCTAAAGGTATAACAGGCCCTATTGGCAATAGAGGCCCAATTGGTCCAGGTCCACAAGGTCCAATCGGCCCACAAGGTCCAATTGGTACTGTAGTAGGTCCAAGAGGTCCAATCGGTAATAGAGGTCCAATTGGCCCAGGCCCACAAGGTCCAATCGGTCCACAAGGTCCAATTGGCACAACAGTAGGTCCTATTGGTCCAATCGGTCCAATCGGTCCTGGTCCACAAGGTCCTAGAGGTCCTATTGGTCCTATTGGTACTGTAGTAGGTCCTAGAGGTCCTATTGGTCCTAGGGGTCCAATTGGTCCTGGTCCTCAAGGTCCTAGAGGTCCTATTGGTACAGTAGTAGGTCCTATTGGTAACAGAGGTCCTATTGGTCCAATTGGCCCTGGTCCACAAGGTCCAATCGGCCCACAAGGTCCAATTGGTACAACAGTAGGTCCAATCGGTAATAGAGGCCCAATTGGCCCCGGTCCACAAGGTCCAAGAGGTCCTAGAGGTCCTATTGGTACTGTAGTTGGTCCAATTGGCCCAAGAGGTCCTAGAGGTCCAATTGGTCCTGGTCCCCAAGGTCCTAGAGGTCCTATTGGTACTGTAGTAGGTCCTATCGGTCCTATTGGTCCTAGAGGTCCAATTGGCCCAGGCCCACAAGGTCCTATTGGCCCACAAGGTCCAATTGGTACAACAGTAGGTCCTATTGGTCCACAAGGTCCAATCGGTCCTGGTCCACAAGGTCCTATCGGTCCTATCGGTCCAATTGGTACAACAGTAGGTCCAATCGGTAATAGAGGCCCAATTGGCCCCGGTCCACAAGGTCCAAGAGGTCCTATCGGTCCAATTGGTACAACAGTAGGCCCTATTGGTCCTATTGGTCCCATTGGTCCTGGCCCACAAGGTCCACAAGGTCCAATCGGTACAACAGTAGGTCCTATTGGTCCACTTGGCCCAATTGGTCCAATTGGTCCTGGCCCACAAGGCCCACAAGGTCCAATCGGTACAACAGTAGGTCCTATTGGTCCAATCGGTCCAATTGGCCCAGGCCCACAAGGTCCTATTGGCCCACAAGGTCCAATCGGTACAACAGTAGGTCCTATTGGTAACAGAGGTCCAATTGGCCCCGGCCCACAAGGTCCTAGAGGTCCTATTGGTCCAATTGGTACAACAGTAGGTCCAATCGGAAACAAAGGTCCAATTGGTCCTGGTCCTCAAGGTCCTAGAGGTCCTATCGGTCCAATTGGTACAACAGTAGGTCCTATTGGTCCAAAAGGTCCTAGAGGTCCAATTGGTCCTGGTCCTCAAGGTCCTAGAGGTCCTATCGGTCCAATTGGTACAACAGTAGGTCCTATTGGTCCTGTAGGTACAACAGTAGGCCCAATCGGCCCACAAGGTCCTGCTGGTCCACAAGGCCCAATCGGTCCAATTGGTCCATTACCAGGAGGATTAACAACAATATTTAGTATACAAGCATTTAACACTACAGTTAACTTTAGGTTCAATAGTGGATTGTGTACAACAGTTTAAATAAAGATAGGGGAGCTTAGCTCCCCTTCTTATATTTATTGTATATAATTAGTTTTAATGAAAATAGCGTTATATACTGGATATCAGGAAACTCCGTGGAACCCCCACACTTTAGAAACTATCGGCCTAGGTGGTACAGAACAATCTGTTTTGTATCTAGCTAAGTATTTAGCGTTTTTTAATAAAAATGAAGTATGGGTTGTAGGAGACGTTATTGAAGGTGATTATGATTTAGTTAAATATCGCTCTATAGAAAACTTCAAACAAGAAGTAGATTATGTAGATACTATAATCTCAGCTAATTACATAAATTATTTATTAGAATTTGAGGACTTTAACTATAAAAATTCTATATTTTGGGCTCATAATACTGATTACTTCCCGTGGTGGAGAGGTGAAGTAATCCCTAACTCTAGAGAATTATTATCACACCCTAAACTTACAGCTATAATATGCTTAACTTATTGGCATAAAGAAGTATGGCTAGAACAATTCCCAGAAACTGAATATAAAATTTTAGTAATAGGAAACGGTATAGAATTAGATAATTTTGTACCTATGTGGCCTCAACCTAAATTTAATAATGGTCGTCTTTATCCACCCCCACCTCATTTAACTCCTAAAAAAGTTAAAAACCAATATATTTATTCATCTCATGCTGAACGAGGACTATCCCAAGTATTAGAGGATTGGCCCCAAATTAAGCAAGAAAACCCAGATGCTACTTTAAAAATATGTACCCCAGAATATGGGTTAAAATATTTTGAAGAAAATTTTAGTTCTTTAATTTTAAATTTGGAGGGTGTTGAATTTCTTGGTACATTACCTCAACAAGAGTTATATCAACTAATGGCTAAAAGTCAATATTGGTATTACCCTTCAACATATGGTGAAACATTTTGCATTACAGCACTTGAAATGTTAGGTCACAAAGTAACTCCTATAACATGGGAATGGGGTGGTCTAAAAGAAACATTAAAAGGCTTTAATGTAAAAAATACAAAAGAAGAAATAGATTGGAGACTAGTAAAATCTTACATAGTCCATCAAGGATGGAGATTTATAACAGATGGTAAATGGATTCCCCTTTTAGTTAAATTAAATATGAATTTAGACTTTTTTTACATTTTATCTATTAACCCTAACTCTTCAATAGATCAAAAGGCAGATGAAATATCAATGCCTGGAAAATATAATTTTTGGGTTAAACCCGGATTTAATGGTCTTACTACCCCTCAATCAGAATTAGATAAATTTGGAGTAAAAAAACATTCAAATTGGAAACTTGATACTCACTGGAGTGAATATTCTAGACGTAAAGTTACTGATGGAGAAGTAGGATGTGCCCTATCTCATATAGATGCATGGGTTGATTCTTATTGTCATGACAGAGAATATACATTTATTCTTGAAGACGATTTCCAGGAAGTAAACCCAGTTCCTTGGCATGAAGTTCAAACTTTATTTGAAAGAGGATACGATTTAGTTTATTTAGGTCGCCATGCTATTGAACCTGAAAATGAACCTGGTATTGAAGATTTACCTAATTGGGTTGAAGCAGGTTATAATTATCATACTCATGCTTATATTCTTTCGAAACGAGCAACTCAAATTCTAGTAGAAGAATATATTGAAAGATATAAATCAAAAATATTTGCTATAGATGAATTTTTACCTATTACTTTAGGTAAAACTTTTAGACAAGATATTTTAGCTGAATTTGATGATCTTCCACGTTTTAGAGCAGCTGCCCCTTTAATTAACTTCTTTGAACAAGAAGATAGCCCTCAAACAACAGAATTAAATAAAATATATTCTGAAATTTTTGATTATGACAACTGGGGTGAATGGTGTAGTAAATATATTGATCCATATATTCTTAAGGGACAATATAAATTGATGGTAGACGAAATTGGCCCTAATGTTATTGAATTCCCTTTATTTACTGAAAGATTCTGTAGGGAATTCACGGCTTTAGCCGAGGATAACACATGGTCAGTTAATAGACATGACTACCATCCAACAACAGATCAAACGTTAGAAAGCCTCGGATTACAAGATGCTTACCAAAGAGTTTTAGAAGAATTTGTCTATCCAATTTGGATTTGGTTTTGGGAACTTGACGGAGAAAATTGGAAATCTCTTACAAGTGAAAACTTTATAGCCAAGTATGATACCATAAATCAGGGTAGTTTAGATATACATCATGATAATTCTTTAATCACACTAAATGTTCGACTAAACAGTGAGTTTAAAGGAGGAGGTACGTATATTCCCAGATATAAAACAACATTACAACCTAAAAAAATAGGAAACGCTATGGCTCACCCCGGAGGTATTACTCACAAACATGGTGGAAGACCTGTTGAAGAAGGAACCCGATATATTTTAGTAACATTTACACACAACCCCAATTAATTATGGATTTAAATTATGCATTCCCATTAGCGGACCCAGTTAACCACACCAATTATTACTGGTTCCAAGAAGGTTTTACTCAAGAAGAGTTAACCCGCATTGTAGAACAAGTCTCTGAAATCCCATTTCAAGTAGCACTTACTGAAGCCGGAGGTCAAGATGAAGGTGAAGGTTTAGACGCTAGAAATTCTAGCGTTAAGTGGATTCCTTTTAGTGAGGAAACTAAGTGGATTTACGACAAAATTGGTGAAATGGCTACAATCGCTAACAATGAGCTTTACCATTTTGATCTTCACACTATGCCCGAAAATATCCAATATACTGAATATTATGGCACTAACAATGGTCATTATGATTGGCATATGGATATTGGATCTGCTGGTTTTATGCCATACCGTAAACTTTCAGTAACAGTACAACTTAGTGATCCTACTGATTACGAAGGTGGTGATTTGCAATTTTTAACAGGTGGTCAATACCCAATTACTGCTCCTAAAGGTAGAGGTAATGTTGTGATTTTCCCTTCATTCTTATTACACAGAGTAACCCCAGTTACAAAAGGTACTCGTACTTCATTTGTTCTTTGGTTAGGAGGAGGTCATTATAAATAATGAAAGTTGCTGTTTGTATAAGTGGTCAACCTAGAAATTACTTACAAGGATATAAAGAATTAAAAAAATGGTTCCTTGATAAGTATGAATGTGACGTCTATATTCATGCATGGTATGATACTACTTCTGTTATAGAAATAGGTCATGAATATGTAGATGAAAAGAAAACTTATTCATTTACAGACAAAGATTATAATAAAATACTTAAATTATACAAGCCTGTTAAACATGAGTTTCAACCTGCTATAACGTTTGATGAAACTGGTATTGTAGGAACATATTGTAAATACAAACTTAATAGTATATTAAGTGCAGCTTACTCAATACAGGCTTGTTATAATTTAGTTAAAGAATCTGGCACAGAATATGATTATATTATTCGCTACAGGTTTGATTTACAATTCACTGATTACGTATCTCCTGAATGTATCTTTTTAAAAGATATTACTCAATTGAATCCTAAATATTACAATACATTTAAATACCCTAATTTTGAAGACGGTAGGCCTGCTCGAACTTCTGAAATTGATGATCAATTTATAGTTAGTGGGATGGAAGTAGCTGAAGTATATTCTAACTATTTTTCATATATTTTAAATTATGTTTATATGGATGAAGAATACCAACCTTGGTTAGATACAGTTACTAGAACTTCCGATAAAGTTGTAGCTGAAAGTCTTCTTAAATACCATGTAACTGTAAAAAATGATGTTGTAGTAAATTTTGTTGAGAGTCTTTCAGAAGATCCTGAACATTTTCACGCGCATATTATACGATGAAAATAGCATTAACTGTAAGTGGTCAACCACGTAGAGCTCGAAATGGGTTTTACGAATTAAAAAAATGGTTCCTTGATAGATACGATATTGATGTTTATCTCCATTCATGGGTAGATAAACAATTTTATAAGTATGATTTTTTTGATGAAGGTAAAGTTCAAAAAGTTCATGAAGTAGAAGATAACTTATATCATAATTTAGTTAATTGGTACCAACCTAAAGATTATTTATTTGAAAAAGCTATAACTTTTGATGCTACTAATTTAAAAGGATCTCACAATCAACGTTTAAATTCTCAAATGGGGATGTGGATGTCCTTAAAACGTGCTTGGGATCTTTTAGAAAAATCTGAAATCAAATACGATTTAGTTATTAGAACACGTTATGATTTACTATTTACTCATAATGTAGCTAATAATTGTATCTTCCTAGAAGATATAACTAAAGTAGATCCTAACTATGTTCATCATTTTAAATACCCCGCAAGATGGAATATGGCCCCTCAAATAAATGACCAGTTTGCTGTTGGTGGGTATGATGTAATGAAAACTTACCATAACTTGTTTCCTAAAATGATTCATTATATATTCGCTACTCCTGAATATAGAATTATTTATGAGGATATGTTTGTAAATGAACCTTTAATTTATCATCACTTAATAACAAATAATATTCCACTTAATGAAGTAGAACATGGTTTCGAAGGTTGGAGAGGAATAGATGCTGGTGCTCAAATAATGAGATAATATGGAAAAACCAAAAGTTTATGCTCACGCCTCTTATATAGGCAATACAGGTTACAATAACCATACTCGTGATTTTTTTAGAGAATTACAAAAACACGTTGATTTAAAAGTAAGAAACTTTACTATTGGAAGTGGGTGGGAATGGCCTAGTGAAGAACCACACAATAAAGAACCCTACATTAATGATGTAGATAAAAAACTTTTAGTTGAACAAACTCTTTGGACTAATAAGGATAAAGGGGAAAGAGCTGAATTTCCTATTTATAAAAATTATCCTAACGATTTTGAACCTAATGTTAATTTAGTTTTAGAAGAAACTGGTCATCATTTCTTTTACGATCAATATAAAGGTCCTAAAATTGCGTATAATGTTTGGGAATCAACTCTTCAACCAGAGGGATTTTTTAACAAATTAAAAGAATACGATGAAATTTGGGTTCCTTCTCAATGGCAAGCTGATTGTACTATTGCTCAAGGTATGCCTGCTGATAAGGTAAAAGTAGTGCCTGAAGGTGTAGACACTAAAACATTCTTTCCAGAGGATCCGGTTACTAAACTCGATTATGTAGACGGTCGTTTTAAATTTATCGTATTTGGTCGTTGGGATTATAGAAAATCTACTAAAGAAATAATTGAAACCTTCCTTAAAGAATTTAAACCAAACGAACCAGTTGATTTAATCGTTTCTATTGATAACCCATTTTCAGGAGATAATTTTAAAACAACTGAAGAACGTTTAGAACATTATGGTTTTACTGACGAACGTATTAAAGTAAAACATTTTCCATCACGTGAAGATTATATCACATACATGAAAAATGGTCATGTATTTGTTTCATGTGCCCGTAGTGAAGGATGGAATTTACCTTTAATTGAAGCAATGGCCTGTGGAACACCTGCTATATACTCAGAGTGTTGTGCTCAAATGGAATTTGCCAAAGGTAAAGGTCTACCAGTTAAAGTGTTAGGTGAAAAACCAGCATTAGATGCTAATTACAACCACTTTAATACAGTAGTAGGTAACTATTATGAGCCTGATTTTGAAGATTTAGCTCGTGTAATGCGTAATGCTTTTGAGAATTATACTGACCATAAAAAACGTGCTATTGAAGAAGCAAAATTTATTCATCGTGATTTTAATTGGGAACGTATTGGTGAAGTAGGTGCTAAAACCCTTCAAAACTTTTTAGAAAAACATGCTCCTTTAGAGTATGGTGAAATTTCTGATGGGTTTAGAAATAATATTGATTTTGAATTTATAAATGATGATCAATATAGTCCATTCTTTGATGTAGAAGAAGGAGATGTAGTATTAGATTTAGGTGCTAGTTTTGGTCCTTTTGTTTGGAAATCTAAAAAGAAAAATCCAAGTAAAATATATGCTGTTGAACCTTTAACTTCATACCATCCTGTAATAGAAAAAAATGGTAGAGGATCTAATTTAACTTTAATTAAAAAGGCAGTTTCAAATGAAAACGGTACTTTAGATTTAGAATGGGATGTTCATAAGGAAACCGTTGAAACTATTACTTTTAAAGATCTAATTAAAGAATATAATATTAATAAAGTAGATTTCTTTAAAATTGATATTGAAGGAGCTGAATACTCAGTTTTTACAGATGAAAATGCTGAGTTTTTAAAATCAATTCCTAAAATTGTAGGTGAAATTCATTTACATCATCCTCACGAAAAACCTTTATTTAAAGAATTTTATCAATTTTTAAAACGCCATAATTTTAATTTTAGATTCTACACATACGATATGGTAGAAGACATTACAGAAGCTTTATCTACTGATGCTAAAGTAGAATGGGCTAGTACTGTTATTTTCTATGCATATCATGGTAGTTTTGAAAAACCTAATACTACTAATATTAGTTTTATAGGAAAACCTAGAGTTGAAATCTTAGGTAACATAAAACAAAACTATGATGTAGAATTTATCAACTCAGATACAAATGAAATTATCCACAAACAAACTATTAGTAATAATATGTGGGTAAATTGTAATAAAGAATATTACATTCCGTGGTTAATTAAAATTAATGGTAAAGAGCATGCTCGATTAAATCTAAAAGGACAACGTGTATTAATTGCTTTAGAATCTAAATCATTAGGCGATACTATTGGTTGGACCCCCTATGCTGTAGAATTTGCTAAAAAACATGATTGTAAAGTAATATTATCTACATTCCACAATGATTGGTTTAAAGGTTTAGATGCTTATAAAGATATTGAATTTATAGAACCGGGCCAGTCTACAATTTGTATAGCACATTATAGAATAGGTTGGTTTAGAGATGATAAAGGTGGTTGGAAAAACACAGATAACCATCCTCGTCAGTGTAATACTATCCCAATGCAAGCTACTGCTAGTGATATTTTAGGATTAGAATTTAAAGAACTTAATTATGGTTTAAATTTTCCTAAAAAAGAAAGACCGATTCAAGGTAAATACGTTGTAATTGGTCCTAATGCTACTGCTGGTTGTAAAGAATGGAAGTATGAGTATTGGGTTACTTTAACTAAGTTAATTAACCAAATGGGTTATAAAGTAATTAGTTTAAGTAAAGATGAATTTAAAATTCCTAATACCATAAACTATTATGGTCAACCTATGGATGTAGTAGCCAATATTTTACACCATGCTAACCTATTTATAGGTTTAGGTTCAGGACTATCTTGGCTAAACTGGGCTATTGGTAAACACACTGTAATGATTAATGGTTTTAGTGAAAAAAATCACGAGTTTACTTCTCGTATTACACGTATAACAACTGAAAGCTGTTTTCCATGTTGGACTAATCCAAATTTTGTATTCGATGCTGGTGATTGGAACTGGTGTCCTATTTGGAAAGGAACTGATAAACAACACATTTGCCAAAAATCAATTACCCCACAAATAGTATTTAACAAAATCAAAAAACTTCTTAAAAATGGAAAACTTTAATTATTACTGTAATCTATATAATTCTGATAAAGGCGATGCTTTCCCTGATAGTAACCACTATGCTGGTTGGTATGAAAATTGGTTCTCTCCAATAAGAGAAAAAGTAACTAATGTTTGTGAAATTGGAGTTCATAATGGAAGCTCTACTAAAGCATTTAAGTCTTATTTCCCTAATGCTAAAATTGTAGGTTTAGATATCAATGATAAAACCCAATATGAAGAAGAAAGAATTTCTACTAAAATATTAGATCAAAGTAACTTAACACAACTACAAAATTTTGTAAATGAATGTAAAGAAAAAGATCTAAAATTTGATATTATTCTAGATGATGGTTCACACGATATAGGACACCAACAAATGACTTTTGGTAAATTTTTTCAATTACTCAAACCTGGAGGTATTTACATAATTGAAGATATGTGTACCAGTTATTTTTCAGTAGGAGCTAATCTATATGGTTATATAACAACTCAGGTTAAAAAGAATAATAATACTATTCAATTCCTCAATCAAAGGCCCTTTGCTAGTTTATGGGTTGATGAGAATAATTTAGAATATATTAATAATAAAGTAGATTATGTTTCTATTTTTGATAGAGCAAATCCAACTTGTACCTACAAACATGTTTTTGGAACTGAGAATAATTACCAAATTAGATCTATTACTTCTGTAATAAAGAAAAAATGAAAAAACTCGCATTAATTAATAGTTATTGTGATACTTGGGAAAAACTTACAATTCTTCTCCAAAATGTAACCAAATTAAAAAAATTAGGAGTAGATTCGTTAGTTTATAGTCCAATCCCCCTTCCAAGGGAAATAACTGATCATTTAGATTATGTTATTTTTACTAAAGAAAATCCTATAATATATTGGCCTGAACGTGGAATAATTCATTGGGCTGATATTAATGGAACCCACAAAATTAGATTAATAGTTCCTGATTATGGTTGGGCCTCTATCTATCAATATAAAAAATTAATGGAATATGGTTCCACTTTAGACTATGATTACTATTTTTGGTTTTTATATGATTTAACTATAGATTCTGTAGTTGAAGATACTTTAAAAAATCCCCATAATAAATTATTTTTTAAAAGTTCAAAATCTAAAAGTTCTAAAGTAGGAGGTATTTTTGCTTCATTTAATAAGGAAAATATTAGTAAAATTTACCCACTAATAGATAAACAAAGTTATCTTAAGACTTGCAATGGACGTATCGCGGAATATTATTTAGAAACTATATGTGACCAAATTCAAGGTGAAGTTACAAATCATATTAATACTGATTTAGTTGATGAGTATAGTAAGTTAGGTTTTAATAAAGCTAAAGTTTCCCATCCATTTAAAATGTTTTTTCAAAATGAAAAAAATTTAAAATTTATTTTTTGGGAACTTCAAGAAGAAAATATCAAATTTACTCTTAAAGTAAATGAAAAACTTTATGATTTTAACCCAACTAAATCCGATTATATTATCGATACTACCATCAATTCTAATACCATTGAAACCATAGGATACTATTACAACTCAGAATATACTGATTTATTACCTTATTTTGGTAATACTTCTAAAATTTTACAATTAATCGAAACTCTTTAATATTTATAACATATGGATAAAATTTATTTAACCACAGACGAACAAACTAAACTAAAAGAACTCCAAACTATCGAATCTGAACTTGTTGCTAAAATTGGTGAATTAGAAATAAACATTGAGTTATTAAAAACTAGAAAATCTGAAGAAGTTCAAAAAGCCTTAGATTTAAGTGTTAAAAAAAATCAATTAGCTAAAGAGTTACAAGATAAATATGGTGAAGGTTCTATCAATGTAGAAACAGGAGAATTTATAAAAAATAATTAATTTTTAGATTCCTCTGTCATATTTATTATAAAATAACAACCTTATTAAAATGGCAGAAACTTTAATATCACCTGGTGTATTAGCAAGAGAAAACGACCAGTCATTTACCAGACCACTTCCCGTAGAAGTTGGTGCTGCTATTGTAGGTCCTACAGTAAAAGGTCCAGTAGAGATACCTACAATTGTGACTTCTTACTCGGATTATCAAAATAGATTTGGTACTACCTTCCTTAGTGCTAGTAATGAATATTCATTCCTTACATCAATTACTGCGTACAATTACTTCCAAAATGGAGGTAACACCTTATTAGTAACCAGAGTAGTATCAGGTTCTAACACTTGGGGTTATGCTTCAGCCGCTATCCCTGCTGCTGAAGGTGGAGGTACTTCATTTACTCTTCAAGCAATTGATAAAGGTATCATTTTTAACAACTCAGCATCTAACGGTGTAAACGAAATTACCGGAGGTTCAGGTTCACTTTTCTCTGGATCTGCTGATAATATTAGATGGGAAATTGCTAACTCATCTTCTGCTGATGGAACCTTTAGCTTACTTATTAGAAGAGGTGACGATAATGATAATAACAAGAATGTTTTAGAAACATGGACTAATTTATCATTAGACCCTACAGCAACTAATTATGTTGCTAGAGTAATTGGTGATCAAAGTTTCTCATACAATTCATCTGAAAATTATATCCAAGTAACAGGTGACTATCCTAATGCTTCAAGATACGTAAGAGTTTCTAATGTAAATTCAAAAACACCAAACTATTTTGATAATGCAGGTAATGCTAAATCAATTTACACTGGATCTATCCCAGCATTTGGTAGTGGGTCTTATGGTGGAACCTTTAGTGGGGGTATAGGTGATATTATTAGTGCTGATGGGGCTAATAACATGTATCAATTCATTGGAGACGGTGTTGCTAAAAGAACTCAAGGTTTAATAGGTACTGATTACAACAATATGTTAAATCTTCTTTCAAACCAAGATGACTATGCATTTAATGTGTTGTTAACTCCTGGTTTGACTAACGAAGACCATACTTCACAAGTATCTACTGCTATAACCAATACTCAAATGAGAGGTGATAGTATTTATGTGTTAGACTTAGTAGGATACGGAGCAACAATTACAAGTACTGTTTCACAAGCTAATTCTAGAAATAGTTCATACGCTGCTTCTTACTGGCCTTGGTTACAAACATTAGATCCTGATGCTGAAGGCCAACAAGTATGGGTACCAGCTTCGACAATGATTGCTGGAGTTTACGCGTTTAACGACAGTGTTTCTGAGCCATGGTTCGCCCCAGCAGGTATTAATAGAGGTGGTTTAACTACAGTAATTCGCCCAGAAAGAAAATTATCTCAAGCTAACAGAGATACTCTTTACAACGGTAAGGTTAACCCAATCGCTTCATTCCCAGGAACTGGTGTTGTAGTATACGGTCAAAAGACATTACAAAAACAAGCTTCAGCTCTTGATAGAGTAAACGTTAGAAGATTGTTAATTGATCTTAAGAGCTATATCGGTCAACTTGCTAAAACATTGGTATTTGAACAAAACACTGCTGCTACAAGAAATAACTTCTTAAGCCAAGTTAACCCTTACTTAGAGTCAGTAGTACAACGTCAAGGTTTGTATGCGTTTAAAGTAGTAATGGATGATTCAAATAATACTCCAGATGTAGTAGATAGAAACCAATTAGTAGGTGCTATTTATTTACAGCCTACTAGAACAGCTGAATTTATCTACCTCGACTTTAACATCTTACCAACTGGAGCTACTTTCCCAGCGTAAAAATTAAAGATTAGAATATTTATAATAAATAATTATATAGCAAAATGGCAGTATTAGACCCGAACGAAATTTTCTTTACAGCATTTGAACCTAAACAACCAAACAGGTTTATAATGTACATAGATGGTTTTCCATCATTTATGGTAAAAGGAGTAAGCGCCGTATCACTAACCCAAGGTTCAGTTGCCCTTAATCATATTAACGTTCAACGTTTTGTTAAGGGTAAAACAGTGTGGAATACCATTGATTTTACATTATTTGATCCAATTACTCCTTCAGGTGCTCAAGCTGTAATGGAATGGGTTCGTTTACACCATGAATCAGTAACAGGCCGTGATGGTTACAGTGATTTCTATAAAAAAGACTTAACATTCAACGTATTAGGTCCTGTAGGTGACGTGGTTTCAGAATGGATTATCAAAGGTGCCTTGATTACTAGCGCTACATTTGGTGATTACAACTGGGATACTGTTGATGCTGCTGTAGAAATCTCAATGACAGTTCAACCAGATTACTGTGTATTGAACTTCTAAGAAAATTTCGCATATTTCTATAAAGAGAGCTTGGCTTCGGTTAAGCTCTTTTTTATTTTAATATGTATTACCGTAATAGTTATTATTAATAAAAGATATGGAATTTAATTTACCAACAGAAACAATTGATTTACCTTCAAAAGGTTTAATTTATCCTGAAAATAATCCTCTATCATCTGGGCAGATTGAGATCAAATACATGACTGCCAAAGAGGAAGATATCCTTACAAACCAAAATTATATTACTAATGGAACTGTATTGGATAAATTGTTACAATCTTTGATTGTTACTAAAATTAATTATGATGATCTTTTAATTGGAGATAAAAATGCTATTTTAGTAGCAGCTCGTATCTTAGGTTATGGAGCCGATTATAAATTTACATACAACGGCAAAGAAGAAGTAGTTAATCTTTCAGAATTAGAAACTAAACCACTTGATGAATCTCTTTATACTAAAGGAGTAAATGAATTTAGTTTTACACTTCCTACTTCAAATAATGAGATTACATTTAAACTTTTAACTCATGGTGATGAAGTTAAAATAGCTCGCGAATTAGAAGGATTTAAGAAAATCAGCTCAGATAATACCCCAGAATTAACAACTCGACTTAAATATATGATTACGTCAGTTAATGGAGAACGAGACGCTAAATCTATACGAGACTTTATAGATAGAGCATTCCTGGCACGAGACGCCAGAGCATTTAGAGAATACCTTAACAAAATCCAACCAGACGTAGATTTAACTTTTTTTCCCTCTGGTAGTACAAGGTCAGCCTCTATCCCATTTGGGATTAGCTTTTTTTGGCCTGACGCCAACCTCAGCTAAACAGCATAGGGTAAATTTTTTAACTCAAATCCACGAAATTTGTTTTTATGGGCAAGGGGGTTATTCTTGGCCTGTAGCCTACAATATGCCTATATGGTTAAGAAAATTTACTTACAATAAAGTAAAAGCTCACTATGAAAAACAAGCTGAAGCTTTAAAAAATTCAAGTAAAAATTCTAATACCAAAGAAGTAATTGGAACAGATGGTAAAGTAAAAGTTCCTAACCTTTCTGGTAAAAGCAGTTATAGTTAATATTTATTACATATAGTATATTATGGCTGTAAACGACGGATTTGATAAAGCAAATAAAGCTACTAAAGAAATAAACAGTGCTCTAATAGGTATTGTTGACGCTCTTACTTCAGTAGGGGTAGAAATATCTGAAGCGATTAAAGGAGCTGCTGATCAATTAGAAGAGCTTAATGATAAAGCAAAAAGCGCCCAACAAATTATTTCTAAGACTTATGGCCAAGAATTAAATAAGGATCTTAAAGCTGTAGTAAGAAATGCTAAAGATTTAGTAGCATTAAATTCTCAGGCTGCTAAAGGTGCTTTACGTCAAGTCGATATAGATAAACGAAGAAAAAAGTTAGGCGATGATAGAGCCAAACTTGAAGCTTCAATTGAACTTGCTCGCCGTAATGGTATCCCTATTGATAAAAAGAAAATAGCTGCCATAGAGCACTACATTGAGGAACAGGAACAAGAACTTCGTAACATTGAAGATATTAATGCCGAAGCTATTGCTCAACGTGGTATCTCAGGTGCTATCGCTGAAAATGCTAAATCGTATTTAGATAAAGTAGATAAAGCAGGTTTAGCTACTGCCTTATTAAATAAAAATCTTAGTATAGGTACTAAATTAGCAGTTGCTGGAGAGGCTGCTTTCATGGCAATTGCTAAAGCTACTTTTGAAGGTAGTGATAATATTAATAAGTTACAAAAAGAATTAGGAATTAGCTATAAATCAGCTTATAACCTCCAAAATGGTTTAGCTTTAGCTGCTGCTGATTCCGAAAAACTTTTTATTACCTCAAAGAAATTAAATGAAAGTTTAGTTGAATTAACTAAACAAACAGGTTTAATTGCTGACTTTGGAGGTGAAACCTTAGTTACCTTTACTACTTTAAAAAATCAGTTGGGACTCTCAGGAGATGAAGCAGGTAAATTATCTTTACTCTCTAGAATCCAAAGTGAAAACACAGAACAAGTTTTAGACAACACAGTTAAAACTGTAGGATCACTTGTTAAACAAAATAAAGTTGGAATTAATGTAAAGGGTGTATTAAGTGATGTTGCTAACGTTAGTGACGCAATTGCTGTATCATTAGGTAAAAACCCATCATTAATAGCTGAAGCTGCTACAGAAGCTCGTTTATTTGGTTCTAATTTGGAACAAGTAGATAAAATTGCTTCATCTTTACTAGATTTTGAATCATCAATCGCAGCTGAATTAGAAGCTGAATTATTAACTGGTCAAGAACTTAACTTAGAAAAAGCTCGTTTATTAGCTTTAAATAATGATTTAGCAGGTTTATCTAAAGAATTAGCAGATAATGAAGGAATCATAAATGCTTTTGCTACAGGTAATAGAATCCAACAAGAAGCCGCAGCTAAAGCATTAGGTTTAAGTAGAGATGAATTAGCTAAAATTGCTCTACAACAAGAATTTAACAATTTATCTGCTGAACAATTTAAAGATACATATGGTGAAGTAACTTATAATAGTTTACAAGCCCAATCAGCATCTGAAAAATTTGCTGCAACTTTAGAAAAAGTTCAAGGTATAATTGGTGATATAGGAACTGTATTCGCTCCTATCTTAGATGGATTTGCTTCACTTGTTGGGTTTTTAGCAGAATCTAAAGTAGGAGCTGCAGCTTTAGTAGGTGTTTTAACCACTTTAGCAGGTATTTCAGTAGCAAAAGCAATTGCTAATATATTCTCATCTGCTTTCCTAGCAGGTCCTATTGCTGGTCCTATTATTGCGGGAGCTGCTATTACAGGATTAATAGCTGCTATTGGAACTGGTGTAGCTAAAGCCCAATCAGTAAGTGATGGTATCGCTCCTGCGGAAAAAGGTCCATTTACCATTACTGATGCTTACGGAGCAATGGCTGTAACAGCTAAAGGTGATAGTATTGTAGCTTCACCTAACGTAAGCACTGGTGGTGGGTCAAATGGTATGGATAGGTCACAAGCTGGTCAAATGATTGGACTATTAGATCAACTTGTTAAAAAGAACCAAACTGTAGTATTAGATGAAACCAAATTATCAGTTGGATTCTCTACTTCAGGCCCATCATATAATATAGGTTCTTAAAATTTTTAATATTTATAATAAAACTATAACATCATGGGATTAAAAGATTTATTACAACAGCAAGGTTCAAATTTAACCCAATGGGATGGAACTACACCCGGAACTATGGGAGGTGCTAACCCTCAATCTAGATTACACTACCAGTATTCTATTAATGGAACTCCCCCATTTACTTCTAAACCATCCCCATCAACATTAGATTTAGATGGTAAAACTCCTGCAGGATACCAAGCTCCTGAAGTTGGCATTAATAATAGATTGTTAGATTTGACTAATTAATAAATGCCCTTAGTTGATTTAAAAACCGACCTAAAATCCTTAAAATACGGAAAGGATAGACCAGGTGGGGGCTCAAGTAGACAACCTTTTATTCAAGTATCGGCAAAGAATAGCTTTGATTTGCCTACAGAAAGATTAGGTAATGAAGTTGCTGGAGTTCCTGCTGGTCCTGATTTTATCTTGCGAGGTGGTTTATTAGCTCCTGTCCGTTCCGTAACGGATGTTTCGCGTTTATTTAAATTATTTACTTTAGGGGGTTATCAAATTAATTTTGCTTTAGATACTGACCCATTTGGGTTTAACCCAAGCTCCCCAGATCGAAATGTAAGTTTAGGAACTTTTGGTTTAGGTTTTACAGCTAAACAAAATCTTCTTTCTCGTATTGGGACTGATATAGACGCTGGCTATCCAGCATTAGCTACTCCCTTAAAATTAGCTAATGGTCCTTTAAATCAAGGAATTTATACACCATTATCTACATTAGGACAAGCATTAGGTAATGCTGGAGGTTTACACTTATTTAAACAAGGTTTAAATCCTATAACAGGAGGTCCTAAATATTCCTTTATGGTAGCTCCTCTTGGAGCTGAAGAAGCAGGTATTAAAAATAAAAATTTAAACCGATTAGTTCATTTATATAGAGATAAAATAACTTCTAAAACCGGTTCAAGTGATACTACTTTATTTACTTATGGAGGTGGTCCCGGTTCTGTTCTAGGTATAGGTAATACTACAATTAAAACTTCTAGCACAAGAACTCCATTTGAGGGTATTGGTAAAAAAGGAGCTATAAATTGGACTACTTTTTCTCAACAACAAATTAATGGATATAATGTTGTTGGTGATGGGGGTAATACTTTAGTTCAAGATTTTAGAAAAAACTTATCAGATAAACCTAAATCAATTATATCTGATTCACCACCTTATACTAAGAAAAACATTGAACAAAGAGTTAAGTTAGGTGATCCTGGTAGACGTAATGTAGATAGAAGTAATTATACTAGAGGTATAGTAGATCCCGTATCTAAAAAACCAGACCCTTTAGATAAAATTAATGCTTTATATTTATATAAAAGTGAAAAAGTTACTACTGATGATCGTAAAAATGATTTAGTTAAGTTTAGAATAGCTACTATAGATAATGATCAACCTAATTTAAAAACTTTTACTCACTTTAGAGCTTTTATTAACTCATTCTCCGATAGCATGAATGCTTCTTGGAATAGTTTTAAGTATATCGGTAGAGGAGAAGATTTTTATACTTATCAAGGATTTACTAATACAGTTAGTATGGGATTTACAGTTGTAGCCCAATCTATCCAGGAACTTTCTATAATGTTCCAAAAATTAAATTATTTAAAATCTACCCTAGCCCCTAACTATTCAGATAATGGATATATGAGGGGTAATATTCACCAACTTACTCTAGGAGGATACTTCTATGAAACCCCAGGAATTATAGAATCTTTAAGCTACACAATCCCAGAAGACACAACTTGGGAAATCGGTATTCCTGCTTCTGTAGCTCAATCTACTGAAGCTCAAGGTAGTAATGGCTTTACAGATAGTAGCGTAAAAGAACTTCCACATAGAATTGAAGTAAACTTGACATTTAAACCTATCTTTAAGTTCTTACCCCAAACTGTTAAAGATATTAATGGTGCTACTAACATTACTCAAAGATTTATTTCATTAGAAGATTCAGATAGTATTGTAAATAATAATTTATATGCTAACGGAGTAAGCAATATATATAGAGCTAAAGACCATCAAATACAAGGATAAGATTAGATATG